GAATCAATGCTGTTGTCTGCCATCAGCGCTGCTGTGATTTGGTCATTAGCAATATGTGCTGTGTCAATAGAACCATCGACATACATATCTGAATCAATAGAATTATCTGCCATAAGAGCCGCAGTAATTTGATCATTGGCTATATGCGCGGTATCGATTGAACCATCAACGTACATATCAGAATCAATAGAATTATCTGCCATTAAAGCTGCTGTGATTGCATCATTGGCAATGTGAGCAGTGTCAATAGATCCATCTGTATAGTGTTCTGAATCACAAGCATTATCTGCTAAATTATCACCATCAACGGCATCATTAGCAAGCATCGCATGTTCTACAGCTGCAGTTTGAATTGTTCCTGCTGCTGTCACATTTCCTGAACCATCGAAACTAGGTGATGTCCATACAACATCTCCTGTCATTCCTATTGTTCTACCAGTTGCTAACGCTGTAGCAGTACTAGCATTACCTGTAACCGCTCCTGTAACATTACCTTCAATTGTGGCAACTAAAGTACCAACTGCGTAACCAGTACCAGCCGTGTTAACCGTTGTTGTAGGCTCTGCTTGATTGTCTTTAAATAGTTTCCACTTACCTGAATCAGAAGCATCTCTGAACATTCCACCATATAAGTCTTGTGAACCTGATGTATCATACAAACCATACCAACCAATATCAACTGCATCCGCAGCATTATTAGTTGTTGCTAATGCAACTAATGGATCAGCAACTTCGATTGTTGTTGAAGAAACTGTTGTTTGAGTACCACTTACTGTTAAGTTACCCGCAATCGTTACATTATTTGGTAAACCAACTGTGATTGTACCTGCACTCTCAGCAACTTCAATCTCATTAGTTGTACCAGCAAAAGTTAATGTACCACCAAGAGCAACAGGTGATGTGTTTGAACCATCACTTACTGTAACACTTGAATTTGCTAAGTGAACATTATCTACTGAGCCATCAACTATATGCTCACTATCGATTTGGTCATCAGCAATCAAAGCAGATGTAATATTGTCTGCAGTGATATGAGCTGTTTGGATTGAACCATCGATATAAGCATCTGTGTTAACACTATTAGGTGCTAAATGCTCAGCATCAATTGAATCTGCAACGATATGCTCTGAGTTAATTACATCATCTGCAATCAAAGCTGCAGTGATTGAGTCAGCTGCGATATGAGCAGTTACAATTGAACCATCAATATAAGCATCAGTATTAACAGAGTTTGCTGCTAGATGTTCCGCATCAATAGAGTCTGCAACAATGTGCTCACTATCAATTTGGTCATCTGCAATTAACGCTGATGTAATCTGATCTGCCGCGATATGCGCGGTGTCAATCGAACCCGCTGCATAATGCTCTGAATCAATGGCATCGTCCGCTATCTTAGCTCCTGTAATTGCATCAGCCGCGATCTTAGCAGTAGTAACATTTAAATCAGCAATATGCGCAGTATCAATTGAACCATCAACATACATATCTGAATCAATACTATTGTCTGCCATTAAGGCAGCTGTAATTTGGTCGTTAGCAATGTGAGCAGTATCAATTGAGCCATCAACTAAATGCTCTGAATTAACAGAGTCATCCGCTAGCTTAGTACTATCAATTACGTCTGCAGCAAGTTTTGCTCTTGTGACATTTGCATCAAGAATCTTAGCTGTTGTAATTTGGTCATCAGCGATATGAGCTGTATCAATAGAACCATTAACTAGTTCTGATGAATCAACCGTGTTAGCTGCAAGACTTACAACACCTGCGTTAGTCATTGTTACATCACCACTTAGTGCAGCAGCAGTAAATCCTGTGCCATCACCAATTAATACTTGAGTATCTGCAACTGCTTTAGCTGAAACAACACCCGAACTGTTTGCATCTCTTACTAAAACTGTGTTAGCAGCTGAATCAGCGATCTTCGCTAATGTTACTTGAGCATCTGCAATGTGAGCTGTATCAATCGAACCATTTACTAGTTCTGATGAATCAACTGTGTTAGCAGCTAGTGATATTACACCACCATCTGTCATAGTAGCATCGCCACTCATAACATTGTCGATCCACATCGATGTTCCAGTATCATACAATATCATTGAGCCATCGGCCGCAGATGTAATGTTTACATCGTTATCTTCTGCAAGTGTATTCTCAGCACCAATTTGGGCATCTACATAAGCTTTGACGGATTGCTGTGTAGGTACTTTAGTGGCACTATCAGATGACATGTTATCTTCATCAACAACAAATCCGACCGTTGCTGAAGAAGCTAATGATGTATCTAATAACGTACCCGCTGCATCAGGTAACGTTATTGTTCTATTTGTAGAGCTATTAGGAGAAGCAATAGTAAATATACCAGTTCCGCCTGAATCACCCTGTAGTTTTAATTTTGACATTTTTTTGTCTCTCCTATTTTTAAATTATTGCCCAGACACTGTCGCTTCCGACTGTAACCGAACTCCCTGAATTAATCATAATCGGGCCTGCTGAAATCATATTGTTTCCGTCTTCCATGACATAATCTGTTGAAACAACCGACTCGTGTTCCCATGATGGTGATTTTGTAACGTTACCGCCACCAACTAATCCCCATTCACTACCTGTATATATCTCTGCTTGAGATAAAGTAGTATTCCATCTGAAGAAACCAGCACTTGGAGATCCATCTCTTTGTGCAGTTGTTCCAGAAGGTATCTTTGCGGAAGCAGTATTACCTGATTCCATTACAGCGCCAGCAGCTTCTACATTTGTTGCTGATGCATATTTATTCGTTGAACCTTCACTAAGGTCATCTGTATCGTTGGACGATAGGTTATATCCACTTGCACCTTCGTTAGCAGATATTGTTAATGTGTTTGCAGCATCATTATATGTTGCAGTTACGTTTGTACCACCAATAATTAATGCATTTACACGATCATCAACTCTTTCGTTTGTAAAATATAGATTCGATGAACCTTCAGTTATCTCATCAGTATTATCTTTACCTGCTACTTGAGCATCGACATATGCTTTAGTAGATTGCTGTGATGGAACATGTGTAGCTGAATCAGATGCCATATTATCTTCATCTTTAATATGAGCTGCAATACTTGTTACAGTACCCGCACTACCTGAAGCATCACCGGTTAAGGCACCAACAAATGCTGTTGATGTAATACTTGTAGCACCTGTAACAACACCAGCGTCAACAACAATTGTGCCATCTAATACAACTTGTTGTCCAGCCACAGGACCAATATTTAAATCAGTACCACCAGTGGTTGAAATAGTATTTCCGTTAATATTAATGTTATCAACTTGTAATGCTGTGAGTGTACCTACTGAAGTAATAGCTGTTTGAGCTGCACCTGTAACTGTAGCGGCTGTACCAGATGTATTACCTGTTACATTACCCGTTACATTACCTTCTAAGTTAGCAACCAATGTACCAGTCGCATGGCCTGTAGCACCTACATTAACCGTAGTTGTTGGTTCTGCCTGTGAATCTTTAAATAATTTCCATTTACCAGAATCTGATGCATCTCTAAATAGACCAGAGTATAGATCTTGTGAACCACTCGTGTCATATAAACCATAAAAACCAATATCAACAGCATCGGCTGCGCTATTAGTATTAGCTAACTTTAATAGTGGGTCTGCAACATTGATCGTAGTCGATGAAACTGTTGTTTGTGTACCTGCAACGGTTAAGTTACCTGCGATTGTGACGTTAGTAGGTAATCCAATCGTAAGAGTATTACCTGACATGGCTGTTTCAACTTCATTTGCTGTACCTGCAACTGTGAGTGTTTCAGAAGCAAATTCAATTACACCTGTGCCAGAATCACCAGCAACATCTAAATCAACAGCGTCGACATATGCTTTAATAGATTGTTGAGTAGCTATTTGAGTAGCTGAGTTAGATGCCATATTATCTTCATCTAATACAGCAGAACCACTAACAGCCGTATTTAATACTGGACTTGTTAATGTTTTATTCGTTAATGTCTGTGAACCAATTAATGTCGTGACAGTACCATCAATAGCAATTGAGATATCGTTATTAGATACTGTTGTATCAATACCTGTACCACCTGAGAAATCTAATACATCACTCGCTAGAGCTACTGCATCATTACTTCCTGAATCAGCTCCAACCGTTAACGATGTCGTGATAGAAGCAGTGCTTACAGCCGTAACTAAACCTTTAGCATTTGCTGTGACAATTGGAATTGCTGTTGAAGAACCAAATTGACCTACGTTAGAATTAACTGTAGCAAGTGTTATTGCACCGGTATCAGCTAGAGTAGCGTCACCTGACATGACATTGTCAATCCAAACTGAATTGCCTGTATCATATAATAGTAATGAGCCATCTGCGGCTGAAGTAATAGTAGTATCATTTAATTCGGCAAGAGTATCGGCTGTATCTACTTGAGCATCAACATAAGCCTTAATACTTTGTTGAGTTGCTAACTGAGTAGCTGAATTAGTTGCCATATTGTCTTCATCTAATATAGCCGAACCACTTACGCCTGTATTAATGACAGGACTTGTTAATGTTTTACTTGCTAATGTTTGTGAACCTGTTAGGGTGGCAACTGTATTGTCAATTGCGATGTGTATATTGTTTCCAGATATAGATGTATTAATACCTGTAGAACCACCGATACCCAATACGGTGCTATCTAAATCAATAGAGAGTGAACCTGAATCATCGGCAGTTAAATCTAAATCTTGAGCTGTTACTTGTGCATCCACATAAGCTTTAATTGATTGCTGTGTAGCTAATTGTGTTGCTGAATTCGATGCGAGGTTATCCTCGTCTAATACTGGAACTACAAAGTCAAGTGTATTATCTGAATCATCGTAGGTTACCGTAATAAAGGTCTCAGTATTTGATGCGACCATTGCACCAACAGTATCTGCAATAGTTTCACCACTTTGTGTAAATTGGCCTAATGCATTCCATGCTGTGGAACCATCACCAACTTTTAGATAGGTATTTGTTTTATCTAATCCTAATTCACCATCAGCGAGTGTCGGGTTATTGCTCGACCAGTTAGCGGCCGTATCTCTTCTTAATTTAAAGATTGTACTCACAGTGAGGCTCCTCCGTCATATGTTTTAAGGACTGAAATACCCGCAGTTTCACCATCTAAAAGTATATCACTATTCCAGTTACCCATATCTATTACTTTTTCTGAACCAATAGAGAATATTTCTCCACTAGCATCCTTGGAATATAAAATTTGGTCTGAAACGTTAAGAGCTAATTCGCCTTGTTGGAGATCGTTAGCTACGGGTTTCTTTCCCGCAACCGTCGATTGCTTGATTTTTACTACTGTTCCTGCCATATATATGCCATCTAATTGTTTAAGGTGATTATATAATCACCATAATGTTATTTATAATATAATTAAACTCAATTCAAATTAATTAGAACGTTCCGCCATCAATAGTGCCTGAAGCTTGAGGTACTCCACCTGAAGTGAAGCCTAAGTGCTGATATTGTGTACCAGTAATATAACTTAGTGCCGTACCACCAGCATTTGATACCCAATAACCATTTCCAGTATGTGAACTTACTCCTGTACCACCTTGTGCTACAGCAAGATCAGTCACTAATGTTAGTGAGCCAAGATGTAATGCGGCAGGTGTACCAGAAAATACTTCTGATGTGTTTGTTGCGCTTTGCAACATTGTAAATCCAGCAGCTGAGTCGTCCCAACCCATGAAACCAACTCGCGCTGATCCATCGTTATATCTAAATTCAACACCTCGGTCTTTGTTATCATCAGCACCTGATGAAGCCGAAGTACCTAATGTTAAGATTGGATCTTCTAATGTAGTTACTGTGCTATTGACTGTAGTTGTTGTACCATTAACAGTAAAGTTGCCCGTTGCTGTAATATTAGCGAACTGAACATTAGCATTTGTTGCAACACTCTGACCAATATTAATTGTGATTGTGTTATCTGTTACAGCTGTATCTACACCTGTACCACCAGCAAAGTTAATAGTTTCACCTGTGTTTACTGAATCATTTGAACCTGAATCAGCACCAATACTTAGTGAACTAATTACTGTACCAAACGTTAGATTACCTGAACCGTCCGTTTTTAAGAATTGACCATTTGAACCGTCAGCTCTTGGATAGTTTAATCCATCTAATACAACATAACCACTGCCATTTGGCGTAAGAGTGATGTTACCATTCGTGTTAGTTGATGAAATAACATTGCCATTTAACGTTAAATTATCAACATGTAATTGGTCAATTTTTGAATTTGCATCTACTAAGATTGCTGATGACGCTGTTAACGTACCAGCTGTGTGGTCCATCATGTCTGTATAGACTTGACCACCAATAACTCTAGCTACTACATCTGAACCCGATGTTTCACCAATAAATAATTTATCTGAATTAAATGAATAGGCTTGTTCACCGACGGCTAGTGCATCGGTCGCAGGAGATCCTGTTCCTAAACTATATTTGGTTATAATTACTGTGCCTGCCATATCCTATTCCCTTTTAAAATGATCCACCGTTAATTTTTAACAAGCTACCGGTATCTTCTATGAGTGATTTAACCTCAAACTTAGCCGCTGTTGCATTATATTGCATCAATGATCCATCAGTTCGTGCAGATATATCAACATCTGTTAGCTGCGCTAAACTCTGGCCAGTTGTAAGTAATACTTTTTGAGCTTCGATAGTCCTCTGCTGCGAGCTCTTGGCTTGTAAACTAGGTGTTGTTGTTATCTTACCTTGTAATGCCATTATTGTGTTACTCCTGGTGTTACTGTCACTTGTCCCTCTATAACTCGTGTTTTATACGCGTTACTTGTTTTTGTTATCTCAACATCGTATACATATCGACCAGCTTTCATCGCATTGGTCTGTGTGTTACTTAATGCTATCGTAATTTTTCCAGCAGCTGCATCAGACACCGTACATGTAAAATCAACTTTTGTACTAGACGAATATGTCTTTCTTATCTGTCCTGCTACCGTATAGCCAGTTAGATTTGCTGTTGTGCCATCTGTATCATCTATCTGCACTTCAGCTGTAAAATCTGTTCCTTGGTCTATACTTAAATCTGAATATACTGCCATTGTTCTCTATACCTATTTATGTTATTATGAACCTGCACCGTACATTGTTTTCACAGTACTTCCTGCAGCGTTAATTATTAATAATGTTACTTCGTCTTTTAGCTTCGCTCTTGATACTGCGTCATTAGCTAGCTTAGCTTCTGTTACTGCAAGAGCATCTAAATCATTTGTACTAACACCACTCGCTGCAACAGCAGTTGTGATAGTTACTGAACCTAAGTTCGTCATTGTGCCAGAACCGGTTACGTCACCTGTTAGCGTGATTGTTGGGTCATTAACATCAAAGTCGAGTGTATTATCACTATCGTCGTATGTTACTGAAAGGCCTGATTCAGTATTTGAACTAACCATTGCTCCAACTGCATCTGCTACACCTTCAAGGAATGCCGCACCTGCATAAATATCAGATCCGCCGTATAATAATGTAGTAGCATTTAATGCACCATCTACGTCAACTATATATGTTCCGTGAGGAGCTTTACCAATACCAACCTTATCAGAGTCATTTATTGTTATCGTTGCAGTAGAGTCAACACCTAATTCTAATGTATCACTAGCAGGAGCATATACACCGGCCGCTGCTGATATAACTCCAGAAGCTGTTAGTGTTCCTGTAACTAATCCGCCTGTGACTGTAGCACCTGTTGAACTCGTTGCAAACTTAGAAGCATTATTATGATAAAGAATTACAGCACTACCATTTGTCGCCGCAAGTAATGTCTCATCATCTGCAGCATTCTTAATCTGTATATCATCACTTAGAATCTTTAATGCACCTGTGTTACTATCAATCTTACTGTTTGTGCCATCGTGTGATATAAGTAAGTCACTACCAGTACCAAGTGTAATAACATGAGAGTCTAACATTGTTAAACCATCTGCTGTGATTACGCCTGTGACATCTACACCTGTATTAGTTGTGGCAATCTTCGCATTATCATTATAATGTAGAGTAACTGCACCACCGTCAACACAAAGAATATAATCTTCACTATGATTCTGTGTTTGTAATCTTAAATCATTACCACCAAGTCTGAATTGGCCCGTTATATTTGTTAAACTAGAATTTGTGCCATCATGTTTTATTGTTAAATCATCACCAGTACCCATTCGTATCGCAGCATTGTCTGCCCAATCGAGGTTACCAGTCATTTGAACACCACCTGTTAGTGTTATACTACCCGCGACAATCCCTTGGTGTGCTTTTATAGCAGCAACAATAGTTGAGGCACCAATATCACTATTTGTGACTTCGCTTATATCACCAATCGCAGTACCTATCTCATTGGTCTTAGTTCTCCATTGTTCAAATGTATTTGCTGTTGTTACGTTTACTGTTGCCATATTATCTCTCTATTAATTGTTTTAACATATCTTTAATTTCCGATACATCCTGTTCTACTTTATCTAATCTGTTTGCATCTACTTTCATTCTTGCTCTATTAGCTGAATGCATTACACCATCACTATTCATATTTATAATAGCACCTGAGTTTGTATCTCTTACCATGCCAGGATGTCCATAAACAGGTATCTTCATTACACTCTCAATGCTATAGCTCTAAGATCTTGACACATTGGTACAGTACTAGTACTTCCAGATCTCATTACGATCTTAATAGCAAATATAGTAAATGTATTTGCTGCCGTAACAGTATATTCTGTTTCGTTATATTTAGTTCCATCTGAGAATGCAACTGCACCATTATTGCCCGTTGGTGTTGCTGCTACCCATGCACCGGTATCAAATATTCCGGCTGTATTACCAAGCTTATAGTATACGTCAACAAATGATCCGTTAGGTCGATTAATATCTAATAAGATCCTTAAAGAATCAGAACTATCATTTAATTGAACCGTCTTCGTTACATATTTCGCTAAGTTAGATCCATTAGTTGCATGTGTCTCTGCAACTGTAGCGCTGTTATCAATCCTATTACCAATCGTTATAAGCGAAGATCTTTCTAAATCAATCACTGGAGATAAATAGTTTGAAGTAGATGTAAATGTACTCTGAACTTCAACAGTGTGTGTTGCTCCAGGCTTAATAACCTTAGGTGATAATGGAGTATAGTCTTCATTAGGCACAATAGCGGCCGCAGTAGTTCCAATCGATGTACCATTACCAACAGCTGTATCTTTAATTGTATAAGATGATGTGGTATTAGGTAATACAACTTGAGCAATCATTGGACGAACTGTATTCCATTCTAAACCTTCTGTTGCTTGACACGCTGAACCACCACCATTACCGGCAGTAATCGCTGCTGCGTGATTAGCTGCAGCAACCGTAATTGTATAACTATCTCTTGCGATCGCAGTAATTGTATGTGCTTTGTTTAACTCAGCAGCTGTATAACCATTCGTTGCAACGAACCCTGCAAGAGTAACTGAATCACCGGCCGAATGACTATGGTCACGATGAGCTACAGTAATAATGTTATCTTGTGCTGCAGTGTTTACTACAGTAGTTAATGGATCTACAACCAATTGTCTTGAAGGCAATGCAGAGTTTCTTAATGTAGCTACACGAGTTGTAGTATCAAATACAGCTCTCTTCAATACAAACGTTAAGTCTTTATTCTGATCAGCTGTCCACGTTGAAGCGTTCTGCGACTTGAATAATACACCATTGTATGGTTGTTGTGATATTCTATTACCGTTTTGATCTTCTTTACCAATCTCAGCATAACGTACTGTGTACTTATTAGAGTTAGCTATAATAACAATAGCATATTCAACGCTATCTTGTAGATATACTGGTGATGGGAATGTAAATGTAGTTGCACCAGATGTATTCACTGAACCAGGATTAAGTACTACGTTAGCAAATGGAAGAACGTTTTGAGTTGGGAATCCGTTTACCATTTCGCGTATGCTTAGTTGTACCGGTATAGCAGCATCTTTCGCAGTAAAATAAAGATCTACTGAAGTAATAAATGCAGCTTGGTCAAGTAATATTGATTGTGCTAATGGATCTTCCCAATTCCTTTGTATTTGTCTAGTTCCTACAATTCGACTATCACTAGTTGTATCTGTCACAGAATTTCTTGCGATTACAGGAGTTCTTGTTGAAATAATAACATTCTCTCTTGTCTCTAATAAACCGGCCGCAGTATAATTTGCTGTAGCTGATGTAGTAGTTACTTCATCATCGTTAGTAGATGATTGAGTTAATTTAAATTCTTTTTGCCCTGTTGGGAAATTGAGAGCAGAGTTATTAGGTATTAAGAATGTACCACTCACTGCACCGTTCGCATCAGTTGTTAGAGTAGATGCTGTGCCTGGGTGAGCAGTAACAGTATTAACACCAACTAAAGGCGTATATGAATAGCTTCCACTCTTAACATAAGATGCTACAGCTGTGCCATCAAAGAATGCATAGACTTGAGTCGCTGGCTTCATGCGCGTAGCAGAGAAGGCAACCAATCTTGTTCTCATAAATGGTATAAAGTTAACCTCTACAATACGATCGCCAACACTAAATCTTGATGTTTGTACTTCGATTGTTTGTTGAATACCGGTTCTTGTAGCGGTTCCAGTCTCAACTAAGTTTTGTGTATCACCACCAGCACCTTGCCATGATCTATTGCCACTCCAGTTAGTTGACCAATCACCCCATACTGTACCTAGTTGAGGCTCTAAAGCATTCATCATTGAATCAAATTCACCATCGTTATTAATGACAACTTCAGGTCTACGATCAATATCTCTCCACTCATCAGATGATGGTGTAAGTGTCATTGAACCAGTCCAGTTAAATACATCATATGGATTAACGTTGATTTGACCAGAATATTGTGTCTGCGATATCACATTACTAGCAGTTGTATTTGTAGTATATGGTAATGTAAGTAAATCACCTGTCTTTTGAGTAGCAGATGAACCAGGAACATATTCTAATGGAGCATTACCAGCCGCAAATGGAGGTCTCAGTATTCTATTAGGTATATCAATTGAAGCTCTATACTCTGACGAACCAGAGTTTGACATTCTTGTATTTGAGAATGCATCTACTAAATAACCTGATTTAAATCTTGGATTATTACTTCCATCTAATATTTGTTTATTCTGTGCTTCAGCTTCTAAGAATGATAGTACTGAATAGTATTCTATTTGACTTATTCTCTTATCGATACGACCTATATCACGCATAGTATATCTACGTTGGTCAATAAATTTAACTGTAACTTCGTCAGGAGTTAATGTATATGCAGGAATGCTTAACGTATATAAATGCATAGAATCCGTAGGAATTTCAGGCTCGACCGGGAAAACGGCCGGTACACCCGGCGCAACGCCAAATACACCCTTAGAATCAAGATATATCTTATCTATTCTTGGTAAGTAATATTGTATATTAGTTGAGAACTGAGAGAATCTTACTGGAGCAACTGCTGTTATAGCACCGGTTCCTGTAAAGTTACCTCCAGCATTACCAACTCTTGGTCTAAAGTCAATAGCTGATCTTAATTCTATATCACCAAGCTTAGGAATAGCTGAGTAATCTATTTGACCAGTGTATGAATCAACTGAGAAGAAGTCTCCCGTTGAATGTGAGAAATACTTATATGTAACAGTAAGTGCTACTGCTGCTGTGTAATTAGATGTAGTCTTCTTCTTAATACGACCAACATCATAATAATCATCTCTTTGTCCGTTATCTAATTCGAAATGGGTTGTAACATTAGCAGAACCAGAAGTCTCAACAACTGATACTAATTCATGTACATCTGCATGTCCAAGAGCTTGACCAGTACCGGTAAAATCTGTGCCTGCATTAAATGCTACAGCTGTATTTCCAGATAATGTCTTAGTCTTTTGACCTAATGTACGTATCATTGGAGCGATAAGTCTTACTGTATCTCCTACAGCACCATCACTGCCACCACCACCTAAATCTCCAGATGTTGGTAAGTTAGCAATAACAACACTTGGTGGGTTTGCACTGTTATTAATAGTAATATCACCTACTAATACCTCTTCACCACCATCTCCATCATTAGTATCATTAATCAAAATCCAGTTTGTGTTAGCTGCTTTAGAACCAAATTGTTCTCCACTTGATAATGCAGTAAATGTGGCTGTACCAGAACCTGATACTGTTGCACTACCAACTATACGATTGACATTATATGTAAAGTCAAAATCATCTGCTGCAGACTCATCAACTTCTCCGTCTAATGTTTTAATTCTTTTATATGGTAACTCATATACTAAACTGTCAGGGCCGATGTTATATGCGGTCGCAGCGCCACTATCCGCGATTGTTGCGGCGAAGGCCGTTCCTGCCGCGGTGCCCTCTTTGTCATCTAATTGAGTAGCTGCTGTCATTGTACCGGTAAAATCGAATATATGTATTCTATATCTTGATGCAGATGTTGCACCATTACCACTTACACGTTCGATTGAACGAGCTCGACATGTACCAATCTCTGTACCACTGCCATTCTCAATAGATATCCTACCAAATGTGGTAATATCAGGAGTTCCAGTCATCGCTGTGACTTCAATAAAGTTATTATGAGTCATCTCTACAAGTTTATCATCAACTACTTCAGATGTTCTTGCTCTATCAAAATGTACATTTGTATTTGATAATGTTTCAATCTCAAATCCTCTTACATAAGCTTTCGAAGGCTCAACAACTGCTGTTAATTTCGTAGCATCAGGGCTTGAGACTTGATGTGTTTTAATAAGAGTTTTAAATGGATTTACATAGTAATTACCTGATTCGTCAAATGTTCTACGTGCTAATTCTTGTTCTAATAAATTGTACTCAGCTGAGCGCGCATGCTTAGTAATAACACCAGACTCTAATCGAGCAATAAGAACAAAGTTACCGCTTGATGCATTTACTGCTTGAGAAGATAAGACTGCTGTAATAGAATAACGATGTGCACCTGGAGCAGACTCATTAGGAGTGCCCGTAGCATTATCGTTTAAAGATGAATCGGTACCCGAACTGACAAGGGATTCAGTTACGAGTAAACCGATATCAAATGATACATCAGGAGAATATTTATTTAAAACAATTGTGCTTGCTTTAACCGTAACGAAGTGTCTCTTAATATAATAGATACCATCTTCGATCGAAACGATTGAACCAAATCCTACTGGAGTTTTACCATTTGCATCATTAGAATTTGCAACAGTGGCTGTCTTACTTCCTGTTGCTGTTAATGAAGCATTATTAGCAAATACTGCACCTGAAATATATTGTACAAATAACGTAATAGAGTCATCGCCGCTAGCTAATGTAGCATGAATAACACGAGCAACATTAGTACCATCACTATATTCGGTACCAACAATGTCTGCAACTGCACTTGTGTTACATGCTGATAATCTTACATAATCAATTTTATTATGTAGGTGTACTGCACCTGGAACAACAACTGAACCATCCTTAAATAAATGATCTCCTGTAGCAGAGATCTGATGTTGTAATGATGATTGCAGCTGAGTTAATTCTCGAGCTTGTACTGCCTTACCGGGTCTAAATAATATCCTTTGATATTGTTCTTTAGGGCTGAGTGTATTGCCCGATGCAACCGACTCAAAGTCGTCCCAATATGGTTCTACGTTAAATGCTATTGCCATGTCTCTATCCTATTTAAAATGCGATTACTAATCTTATTGTTTCTACTTGTCCAGACCCTCTGCTTGTTGCTGTTCTATTCTCTACAAACATTACATCGCCTTGATGATGGTTAATTAAAGGTGTACCTACAGCTGAAATTTGATTACCTGCACCTGATGAACCTGTTGCTCTCGTCAAATGTGAAGTAGTAAATGTACCAAATCCAGTAGATTCATTTTGTATATAATGTAATACACCGCTTGTGTTATTGTATTCTACACATATGCCTTTAGCACCAACCGTACCACCAGTGTGGCCTTCAAATGCGAAGTCAGCTACATATGTACTTGATAATGAAGCAGGAATTGTTACACTCTTACATACATTATATGCACTTGCTTCTGCAACTTGAGCGATTGTACCTGTACTTGAACCTGATAATGTTGTAGCCAAAGCTTTAAATATTTCTCCAACAACTGGATTACCGCTTGTTGAACCTACGGTTGCCCAATTAGCATCTGTGGTATTACCCATCGTTAAGATCTTATAAAAATTACCTACAACCATTGAGCCTGTAGCTGTAACTACCGCACTCTCATTTGCTTTCTCAATAGGGTTTTTAACAACTGCTATTTGTCTAAAGTCATTTGAATCAGGAATTGCGCCTGACTCATCGCCAGTGAATACTGTATTGATTGTAACATAATGTGCTCTTAGATCATTTGTCGGATCTGCTCCAAACCCACCAAGTGGACCAATCACCGGCCTTACTGCGCCATTAGATCCTGAACCACCCGTTACTGTAACAGTAGCGTGAGTATATCCTGTGCCAACGTTAGTCATTGTGATACCTGTGATAGCTCCACCAGATACTGTAGCCGTAGCTGCAGCACTTGCGCCATCACCTGCAATAGTTATTGTAGGAGCTGAAGTATATCCAGTTCCCGCAGTTGTGATCTTCATATTATAGATTGCGCCATCAACTGCATTGCCTTGCACTGACCATTGATTTGTTAATGCACTATCTGCACCACCAGCTGGAGCTTCTGCTAAACGTCTTACTGGTATAAATGATGTTGTTAAGAATTTAGTTACATCAGCTGTTGGGACTGTATACATGTATTTCCATATATAACCATCTGATCCACTATGATTGATAACACCCGATGTTTGAACACCTGTATCGTCTGGGTTAGTTGTACTTGCGCCTGCTCCGGCCTTTAAGCACATATATACATTGTTATTTGCTGAAATAACAAAATATGCTTTGCCTTCTATGTTTGTATCTTGATCGTCATATTCTATATATGTTGTGCCGGAAACCCATAATCTCCTTGTTGCACAATGAACAATGTCTGTAGCATCAATACGTTTCATGGCGAACATGTTTTCCCATAAAGTATGTGATGTATAGTCATTTTCATATGGGGTTGTCGGAACAGAATCATCTGTCCATGCGTTAGGCCGTCCCAGAGCCATATAGAATTGATTATCACTAAGACTCTCAACGAACTTATTCGTTGAATCTAGTCTAAATTTGCTTGTGATTATTGCTGCCATGTCTTTTCCTTTGTTTTATGAAATAACGAGTGAACTAGCTCCACCCATTCCGAATTGTGTACTTATATTGTTATTTATACTATCTTCCAACGTCCAGTGAGCAAAATCTGAATTTGGTCCTAAATATAGGAACTTCATGTTTTCCCAATGGTTTTGCATACCTATCTTACTAAGTTCTGAACTTCCGTTAGTAAAATGAGTATACGATTTCTCTAATAGATGACTATTAAATTGTACCGGTCCATGTTGGAATGCACCGATGTTAAAGTTAATTTCGCCAGCGGTTTCTAACCAACCGTACTGAGCTGCTGTATTTCCTTGATCGAGTACTTTAATTAATATTGCAATCTCGCCAAAGAACTTAAATCCTGCTGGATGGATCAATCTTGTAAATGCATTACTCCAATCTGCTACGTTTGCGCCAGTTCTTAATACATATGAGAACTGCTGATAGTAATAAGAGTCTTGAATAAACTTTTTATCTGATAAGAATCCATCATTATTCGTGAACAAACCCTTTGGATATGTTCTTATAACATCGCCATTTGATAATGCACTCGTAAATGTTAATTTATATTTTGTAGTAGTATCAGAATAAACCGATTCAGTATAATCTGTACCTGGAACTTGATATGTGTTATTGACAAATACAACATCATCATCAAAGAATGCTGCGTTGCCATCATCATTATTTGCAGGAGTTACTGTTGGTGTACCACTAATTGTGAATGTATTCGTTGCTGTAAACTGAGATCTATCGGCTTGAATTGCGGCCGCTTGATCTGTCCAATTTCCATCAGATGGATTAAGTATATCTACAAACGGAAAATATGTTTCTACTTCGTCATCGTATATAACACGAAAGAATGAAGTGATCGATTCGGGTGTACCTCTACTTATATAGAACTCTATAAGCCTTTTATAAAATAATCTTGGATCTGTAGCGAAATCTCTTGGTACTGCAATACCAATTTCGTTCTGCAATTCTGTTAATAAGTGATCTTCTACATAATCGATATCTCTTTGGATATCTAATGCATTAAGATAGAATGCAGAATCATTTGAACGTTCTAAATATAATGCATATGTCTTAAGAAAATTAACTAAATCAGGATACGAAGTTTCGACATGATCTGGTACTAAGTCATCGATGTATGAAGATATATTATATTTTCCAATAGTATTTGACATTATGCGCTCGTTGTCTCGTAATCAATACCAGCAGTTGTACCACCAGTTGCCATTGTATCTACCTCACCTGAGATAGTAGCCGTTGAAGTATTAATATCTAATAATACATTTCTTGCGGGCGATACATCGGTACTAGCTGGTTTAACCGTCACATCGATCGTAGTTTGTCCTGTAGGCAATGCTGTTACATTAAATGAAGTAAGAGTAACTACACCTGTAGTTTCATTTATTGAGCCAGCATTAGTATCTAATACTAAGCCACCTGCATCAATCACTTGAATAATACGAGTCGATGAATCGGTGTCGTAATAGTCTTTAAGCTTGGCTTGAGCTGTACCATTAAATGTGAATGTATTTGAAGTTACATAAGAACCTGTTGAAGAACTTGTGCCATCTAAATCAGTTAATGGTTGATTAAACTTAAGTGAATAAGCTTTAGCAGTACCAAGTGTAGGTGTAATCTTTTGAGTCATCTTCACTCGTGTAACGTTAGATATAATAGAAATATTTGTATCATCAATCTTCTTCGTTACATTCGATAATCTAAATACTCCACCAAATGTTTTTAATACGTCTGTGTTATGTGTCACTAGTGTGTTCCTTATTGATGTTGCTAAACCTGATGCAGTAACTGTAGCTAAGTTAGGATTAAATTTAAAGAATATTTCTAAGTCAATATAAATGTATGCAGGGTCAATAAGCACTGGAGTAATACTTACAACGTTTTTAGGTTTAAGAATACTCGTTTTAATTGTTTCTTTCTGTGCCTCAGTTAATGTCTCTGATGATTTTGGTTTAATACTAATGTATACTTTACCATAATCAGGAACATCATGAGATTCTCCACCCCATACCGATACTGCATCGACATCGCCGAATTCATTTTGAATGATTGACTTATAATCATCTGGTGTTACTGCACGATTTTGTGCTACATGGGCAAGAGGAGCATTAAACTTAATAGCTTCTTTAGTTTCTCTTGGTGCACCACCGGTAGCTTGTGTTACGAGTGTGATTGTCTCATCTGTGTTACCATTCAAATTACCAGTTAATTCAAATACTGTAGCACCGTTTACATCTAAGCCTGATGCAATATAAGAATATTCTATTTTAACAATATTACCATTACCTGGCCTTTTACCAATAATATTATCACCAAATTTAACTTCATAAAAGCCGTCACGAGTTTCTTCTAAGAAATATGCTTCGCTCGTGCCATCTAAATTTACTATGTTAGTATTTAAAGTATATGTTCGAGTTGCATCAGTTGCAGCTGAATCGGTAACAGTAACTTTGATCGAAGATGTATTTACATTTGATTGAGGTAATATATATTGTTCGAATGCATTATTTTGATATGTATATGATACTGATGTAAGTGTACCTTGCTCGATGGCTATATTAGAAAAGTTCCAACCAGAATCAAAGTTAATCGTAGATGTATTAGAAGCAAACATTGGATAATCAACACCACTAACAGTAGTCTTAAATGCGGTGCCTCTTGCCATAGTTAATGGCAATGCAGTATTACTACCATCATGATTCCATAATGGTGTAGCACTTGTATCGTAATTCATTCTTACATTAATATAAGCAATTGAAGGTGAAATAGATTTAGGAGTATAACCTAATAGCTTAGCATGAGATACGACAGAAGTTCTTAGCTGTGACGTATCAAGGAATGTTTCGTTCAAAGCGAAGTTTGCATTCATTGAGTTGATATGAGTTACATATGCTAACACATCAATAATGGTTGACATCGCAGAGCCATCATAGTTATAATCATTAAACGTTGTATCTGTGTCTTTCATGTATGCAACTAGATTTGTCTTTATCTGATCAAAATCTAATTGACTTGCATTAATTCTTCTTTCGATTGCCATTATCGTAATCTCTCTATTGTGGTAGCAATATCAATTACTTCATTTGTTGATACTACTCTACCGGTTACTGTTATGAAAACTGAGTTTTCCCAAGGTTTTGTTTGAATATTTACATTAAGTACTTGTATTCGTGGCTCATAATTTATTAAAGCCGTTTCAATGCTTGTTGACATATTAGCAGCTGTTACGTTATTCATATTCTCAAAGAGATATGCCCTTAAATTTGCGCCAAACATATAATCAAATGGTCTTTCGCCATGATTTGTACGAAGTATATTAAGACAGCTTTGTATCACTGCAGCATTGTTCTTCTTTATTCCAACGTCATTCGTATTAGGATTTTGCTTAAAAGAAAAATCTAAATCTTTATACGTTTCTTGTCGTGCTATCTGTGCCATATATCTTATTTATACATTTATTCTGGATTTTGAGGACCATTTGTATTACCTTGTGAGGTATCATCTGCTCCAGTATCAGGTTGTGTATGAATATGAGTATTCAAATTAATTGCATCTGATTGTATCGTTACAGCCGAATCAGTATTAGTTCTTAATGTATGAGTAACATCCACATTACCATTTAAAATAATTTTTTTATTTGAATCTGCCCATGCTCCAGATACAGTTGTAGATTCTACTAGAGTAGGAACTTTTAATGTCATATCACCTGCGCTAGTTACATTAGTTGCTCCACTAATATCTGCTGTCATATTACCCGTAACTATTGATGACATATTTCCACCTACTTGTGTAGTTAAATCTTTAGCTACTGCAATATTAGCATTACCACTTACAATAATTTTAACATTACCTTTTACTTCAAGCGTATCATTACCTGCTACTAGCTGATAATTATCTCTTACAATTCTTTCTACCTTTGAACCATCTGGTCCTATCTCATATTGAGTACCACCCGCATGTCTTTCTTTTATACGTTCATGTCCAGGTGTATCATCATATTCTTTAACATGACCACTTTCTGTTTCATATACATGATTATATGGATATTTTGGATTATATGGACTTAATGGTTCATATTGTCCACCTAACTCACCAGCAAATGGATCATCTTCAGCTCTTGTTCTTACATTATTATCATGTACTCCAAGGGATTTTGTTGGTAAAGTTCCTATGACTAAAAACTCTTGAGCAGCAGAATCTAAAAATATACCACAAACTAAACTGCCTTTCTCTCTTACATCACCAGTTCTTGGCACATTTGAACCTGCATTAAAAGTATATTCTTCAGCAACGTCATTAATTGTTTTGAATTCTGGAGCAGGAGTAGTTATTGGCCAAGGTAGAAGATCTCCTGTTTTCCATAATAATTCTGCTTTTAAATTGACCGAATGACCATGTCCTAATGTTGCTGGTGTACTTGCAGGCATAAGAACATTTGACCATGGCAATGAATATGTTGGTATATTATCATGAATACCATATACACTTACCTTTACTCTTCCGAGTTTTTCTGGGTCATTAATATCTTTTACTTCGCCAAATTGGTACATTATGCATACTCTCTTAACATTTTAACACTTTGAAGATAATCTACTTGATTACTAGCATTAACAGTAAAAGTATGATTCATATCAGATATAATATATGATCCATCTGAAATAGAATATGATATTTCACTCGCGCCTAATTCTAATAATGTAGATTTACCTGCTCCTAAATATGGAGAAGGTGTCATTCCAGTAACATTAATTGTATTATTATATAATCTTCTTTTTTGATTCATAGCAGCTTGATTATTAGGTGAATGAAGATCTGAAAATAAAGATTTTTCTTGGTATTGTACTGGTTCACCATGTGGACCACGTGATTCAGTTAATACATCATATAATTTAGCAGATAGTCTATGTCTAGTTGATACAGCCGAAGAATTATTAGGTAATACTTCATTCTTTTTTATTTCAGTTTCATCTAATTGAACTTCATGTAGTTTAAATCCATATTCACCTCTAGCAATTTTATCAGCTTGATGCATTTTATATTCTTCTAATTCAAAAATAGAGGCTGAGCCTTGAACTACAATTTCCCCGCTTTGCATATCATCAAGACTTACTGTCGAATCTTTTATAGAAAATCTATCATCGCCTTGACTAACGTGAAAATCACTATCCATAGTAGCTAGCGAACCTAATCTACATGTACCTTGATCCCATAATCTTTGATAAAAATAAAATCCAGTATGTCTTGCATCAACCGCTGTGCTTACAACATTGCGAATAGCTTGCATCGCCGATATATTTGGAACAATATATTTTCCATTTGTTGCAGCTATAGAATTAATTTCAAGTAATGACGAAACATCAGTTACTGACCTATATAATTTAGAAACAATATCATGACTTGATCCACTAAATACTTTATTAATATCATTTGTTTTTAAATGAAATTCTTCTGGAGTAATTAAATGCATAACATATTGTTTTTCTGATTTAAATATTTTCATTTGATTAATACCATCAATCATAAAGATATTAGTACATGTCTCATCAAACACTGTAAATGATACTTCAACTGGAACTAATTCATTATTTCCACCAATAACTCTATCAAAAAAGTTAATACCATCTAACACTTCTATATTACCTTTTAATAAGCCATTGATACTCTCAAAGAATGTCATTGATTGTACTAAATCCGTAATATCAGACGTAGCTGCGTTAACTGTAAAATTATTTATTATCATTACGACATTGCAGATACAAATGCTTGTACTATAGTGTTTAGATGTTGAGATTTAATTACTTTTAAATTTCGATTCTGATCTGTTATTGCTGTCTCATAATCGAGCAATGTATAAGGAACTGTCACATTACTACGTCTTACTCTAACTCCTGATGTATCTCTGTGGTGATGCGGTGCATAAGCTTGACTCTTAACAAAATTACATGCTGCGGCCGATCCTGAAGTTGCACCATTAATTGTTTCACCAGTTATAGTAAATGTGCCAGATGTTAATTCAATTGTGACATAACCCAAATTAACATGTATTTCTTTTACAACTCCCTTAGCACCTGAGACTGAGCCAGTCACTGTCTCGCCAACTGTAAATTTATTGTTTAAGTCATCATCGGTATCAGCACATAAGTATTGATACTTATTTGTACAGTAATCTAATAATTGTGTTGAGCTCATTGGCCAATCATCCCATATATTTTTTATTTGTGGATTAAGTAATAAAAATGTCCAATGATATCTCTCATCATTATATAATCTTTTCGAAAGAATATCTGGCCTTTCACCATCTTGAACTGAAACTGTTTCATAGTATACAGAACTATTTAATAATGCATTAGAAACTTTAGCTCTAGCCGTTAAATTTTTTAATGCGTCTAAATTACCTGATCCATCTACATCAATTGCTACATTGTTTATACTTGCAAAATACATTAGAAACCTCCTTCAATATCGTGTCTATAAAGTGGAACAATCTCTTTAAGTGTTATACTCATTGCAACTTCAACTGGATTATTTCCATCCTTAAAAAATGAAGTATTATTTGGATTATATGTAATATTAACGGCTTCAATAACAGTTGGAGGCATTTGTATCATATCACCAGCTCCATGGAATGATGTAACAACGTGATCTGGAACAGTTAGTGTAAGCGAATCATTTCTTTTCGCATGTGCTGCTATTCTAAAGTGTTTAATAATTTTTGTTACTTCATCTGATTCATCTTTACTGTCAGGCAAAAATGTAAATGTAAATGTAAAACTTCTTAAACCTGTTGATTGATATGCCATATAATCATGAGGATTAGTTGCTTTACCAGTAGATCTTTGGTATTCATCACTTACAATACTAGCACCTGCTGCACCGAGAAAACCACCAAGAACCTTTCCTTTATCTGCTATAAATTCAGTAGCTTTAGGAAAAGCTTTTCCTAATAGTTTAGGAATATATTTCTCACTTAATGCACCTACTCCAGTACCAAGTGCTGTCATTGAAGCTTGAGATGTTGCTACTGTACCTGCACTTTCTCCGGACAAATCAGCCATCCCACCTTCAAGTATTCCTGCAACTTTTCTTGTTGCTTCATTATAAACTATCTGATCATTTATTTGAATATCAGTAGGCATATATAATGCTATTGAACCTGCGTATTGTCTTAATGCTGCAGTAAACCATCCTCCTTTACCTGCTTCGCCAGCCGCTTCGAGCATAGTAGAACCTTGATGAGGATTACTATCACCTGTTACAGCATCAGGCATATAATCTTGTAATAATGAATAATATGTTCCTTGAAATTCTAAATCACTTGGATCTGTATTACCACCAGCAGCTTTAGCAAATCCCATAGCCTTAGGAGAGTTTAGTGTTCTTGCTTTTTTACCAGCTTCACCCATCATTCCTAATTTATCTAATTTTTTCTTTGGAGTTATTTCCATAAATTCAAAAAATACAAATGGTTCCATAGAATCTTTCAATATACCTGGTTCATTGTCAGGTCCTTCACGACCTTTATCAGCTATTCGACTTTTAGCATAATGACTAGAAGAATTTGAATTATAATTAGTAACATTATTGAAATCTTCTCCTACTGTCTCAGGATATTTAAGATTAAATGTTATACGTTTTCTATAAAAATCGCTAGCTTGAACACGTGATTGAAATACATCACCTTTTTTAATACGAACATTTGGAAATTCTAATCCCATTGAATCATTTAATTTTCTTTCGTATGCGTCTGACATAATTAGTCCTTTAATTCGTTATATAGTTATTTATAATGATTTGTATAAATAGTTGTATGAAAAAGACATATTCTGGTTCTTGGAAACCAAAAAACTTACATAAGTATAAAGGTGATCCAAATTCAATACATTATCGATCGTTATGGGAACGTAATGCATTTAGATATTTAGATAAAGCATCATGGGTTAAGTGGTGGAATTCTGAAGAAACCGTCATAGGTTATATATGTGCAACAGATAATAAAGCACATAGATACTTTGTTGACCTCACTATACGAACTACAAGCGGCCGTACAATGTTAGTTGAGATCAAACCATCAGCACAAACTAAACCACCTAAACGTAAAAAACTTACTGAAGCATTAACATATATGAAGAATACTTCTAAATGGAAATATGCACAAAAGTTTTGTGAAGAACGTGGCTATGAGTTTCATATATGGACTGAGAAAGAATTAGAGGCAATGGGTATCAAAACAATGACATTAGGATTTAAAGCTAGTAAAACTAAAACTGGTAGAAGAATATGGAAAACTCTTAAGAAAAGGGTATAAATATAAGTATGGACAAAGAAGATGAAGGTAAACTTGAGCTCTCAATACGCATATTGGGTAATGAGATAATAGGGTTTCAAATGTTAGTAAATGATTTTAAAATGAAATGGATGTTAATAGGTTTATTTGGTGTTGGAGTCATTGCATATATAATGGTTTCATTTGGTCCGCAATTAATGGAGACATTTAGTGGCTAGTTTATTTGATAAGTTAGAAAGCGAAGCATTTCGTAAAGGATTAAAGGCTCGCAGTAAAGAAGCAAACGATTGGTTTGCAGCGAATGTTTCGAAGCTTGGTAAGATCGGTGCAGGTAAAATATTAGGCGATGATAGATTAAAGAAACAATCTGGTGCCTCACCTGGCGATATGGTTATGTACACATATAATCCAAAGCATAAGAAAACTTTGCCTTATTATGATGCATTTCCATTAACGATTGTTGTTGGTCCTGCAAAAGATGGGTTCTATGGTATTAACTTACATTACTTACCACCTAAAGTTCGTGCAATCTTCTTAGATAAATTAAACGATACAGCATCTAATCAGAAGTTTAATAAGACTACAAGATTTAAGATAACATATAAGTTACTAATGGCAACAAGGAGCTATAAATATTTTAAGCCGTGCTTTAAACATTATTTGTCAGAGAAGGTAACTTCAAATATTATGAAGGTTAATGCAGCGGAATGGAACATAGCAATATTTTTACAAACAGCAAACTTTAAGAAAGCCAGTGTTGGCTCAGTTTGGTCAGATTCAGCGAGGAAATACTAATGAACCCGATAGATGATATGAAAGCCTTAATACAAAGACGTAGCGGTATAGCACGTGGTAATCGTTATGGTGTTCATTTTACACATCCAGTAATAACAAATCAAACAAGTGGCTATAATTGGATCCAATCTGGCCTTGACACATGGGTTTTGTGTACAGCTGTAGTACTTCCAGGAAAACGTATATCTACTACTGAAGCTACACATAACCATCACCTTGCAAAGAAGCCTTATTCAATGGCTACTGATGAAGTTACAATGTCATTTATGTTGACAGGTGATTATTATATGAAGAAGTATTTTGATGTATGGCAAGAGATGATTGTTAATAGTTCAGGTAATCATTATAAAACAATGTATAAAAATGATTATTGTGCACAAGTTCAAATTGATGCTTTAATCGGAGATGAAGATAAAACAGTAGGATATTCTTGTAAATTAATGAATGCATATCCAATTCAAGTAAGTCAAGTTGAATTAGGCGAAGGTGCTGAAGGTATAATGGAAATAACAGTGACATGGGAATATGATAATTGGAAATCAGATGAGAAAGATGTTGGAGTAGATGGATTTGAAAATAAGAATGAAAAAAGAGCTGCACAATATAAAGCAATTCAAGAAGCTAATAGAAAAGTATTAGCTAATCCAAAAATGAATCAGACTACTCAAGGAAGTAGGTTAGACCAAAGTAGAGCTGCACAATATAAAGCAATATCGGCAGCTAATAGAGCAGAAAATAGAAAAATAGCTAGGTCTAGACATAATAGAGGATTGATACAATAATTTAATAATAATGGAGTAAATTGATGAGTAATATGCTACCAAGAATGGTAACACCAGAGTATGATATGATTGTGCCTTCATCAGGCGAAAGTATTGCATACAGACCGTATACGGTCAAAGAAGAGAAAATATTGTTAATAGCAATGGAATCTCAAGATGAGAAACAAATTGAAAATAGTGTACTTGCTATTATTAATGCCTGTATTATATCAGACATTGATGCAAGTAAGTTAACTACTTTTGATGTTGAGTTTATGTTTGTAACTTTAAGAAGTAAGTCAGTAGGTGAAGGTATAGAATTAACACCTAAATGTAAAGCTTGTGATGAAAGAAATGACATTAAGATTGATTTAGAAAAAGTTACGGTTGAAAATTTAAATGATGTAGTAGATACACATGTTAAATTAACAAATGATATAAGTGTTGATTTAAAATGGGCTACGATGAAGGATAGGAATAAAGATTTAGTGAAAGAATCTGAGACAGAAACTATAATTAATATGGTTTGTGCTTCTCTTGAAACGGTATATAGTGGCGAAGAAACATTTATTGTTGCAGATGTACCGCATGAAGAAGTAGTTGCAATGGTTGAAAGTTTAAGTTCAGACCAGTTTAATCAGATTGTTGATGTATTATCTCAAGCTCCTTATTTATCGTATAATTTAGATTTTGATTGTAAGAAGTGTGGTGAAAGTAATAGTATAGAGTTAAAGGGTTTAGTTGATTTTTTTCAATAACCCTTTCTCATAGTAATGTTATAAGTTATTATAAACTAAATTTTGCTTTGATGCATCAGCATAATTTTGGATTAGATGAGCTAGATAACATGATTCCATGGGAAAGGGAGATATATATCAACCTTTTACAGGAACATGTTAAAGAACAAAACGAAAGGATAAAAAAGAAGAATGGCTAAGAAAGAACAAAATATAATGTTACTCCAAGAGGTCGTTGGTCAGTTACGAAAGCTGAATGCACAAACAGTACGTGACAGATTAAGAGAAGCTGAAGAAGCCAAACGCGCTGAGTCATTATTATTAAAGAGCGAAGAGCAAATAGAGACTGAAGGATTAGTAGTAGATTCTTCGGAAGACTTTCGTCGTAGGTTCATCGCTGGTCAAGCAAAAACATTTGCTGATTCTAAATTAACCAAAACTGGTGGTAAAACACGAGATTTAACTCGAAATGATATACTTAAAGATATTAATGCAAGTATTATAGGATTACATGATCCTAGAGGGAAAGGCGCATTAGGTGGTGATTTAGATATAGCTGGTGTTGGTGAAAAAGTACTAGCTGTTCATGATAGTATAGTAAATGACTCATTATGGGTTCTTATTAATGATAATAGATTATGGAGAGCAGATCAGTTACAAAACTTTAACACTCAACAAAGAATAGCAAGAGAAAATAGAATAGAAGGTACAAAACTTGGTGGTGGCGGTGCTGGTGTTTTTGGAACTGGTGGAATACCAGGTATGGATGGAGATCTTGGCGATGAAGGATTCTTTGATGAGAATACTATGGGTAATATTAAAGCTGTAGGCTTTACGAGTTTAACCGCAGGAATTGGTGCTGCTTTAATAAAATTTAGAAAATGGTTTGGATTTGGAACTAAAAAAGGTTTTGCAAAAACAATGGTGCAAAGATTTCGCATTGCTGGAAAAAGACTATTCAAAGGTAGAAAGTTAACTGCTAAACAAACAGGAATGCTTAAGAATCCAAGATTATGGCCATTAATTACTGCTGGTTTATTAGTAGCTTCATTTGTTGGCGCAACTGATGAGATAGGTGAAGCTGAAGTTGATCTTGACCAATCTCAGTTTAATGAAGATGATGGCATTTTTGGAACTGGTATAGATGGTGGTACTATATTAAGTACTGCTTTATGGGCTTCTATATTAACACCTAATAAATTAAAAACAAGAATAGCAACAGCAATCAAAGCTGCAACAACTGCAGCATTTTCTGCTGCTAAACCTGGAACACTAAGAGCAAGAATGTGGGCTACTCGTTTATTGCCTAAAAGTCCTTTTAGTCTTTTAAAGGGTGGAATAAGATTTTTAGGGCCTTTAGGATTAGCTGCTTGGGCAACATGGACTTTTGTATCTTGGAGAATGGAAGAAAATGAAAAAGCTATGGCAGCTGCAGATCAAGCAGCAGCAGAAATACGAGCAATAGATAGTGAAGCAGGATTTGAGGATTTCTTTACAAATGATGCAAGATTTAATGCATTTAAATATAAAGGTGACAAAGGAGTTCCTGGTGCATTTGCAGGTCAAAATGCAGCAAAGAAATTGAGAAATGCTAGAATAATGGAAAGCGTTAAACAACTTTATATGAATAGATCTTTACAAGAAAGAGAATGGATTACAAAAGGTTTAATTGAACATGGTGATTGGACAGCAGATGAACTAAAGAAAGTTCAAGTTATGGCAGATAATCAAGAACGTAAAGATTATATTGCTAAAGCATATCCTAATCTATCCAATAGAGCTAAAGTGCAGGCACTGGGCGGTAACAGAGGTGACGGTTGGCGTAAAGAGCAAGAAGAGAAATTAAAGCTACTGGAAGAAGAAAAAATAAGAAAATTGGGTGATGGACCTCATGGAGGTGTATTAATTACTGGAAATAATGGTGATACTTATTCATATAAAAATTCTCATTTTTATGTTCAAGGCTTTAATGAGATCTCTGCAGAACTCTGGACAGGTAAACAAGGATTTGCACCTCGATGAAATTAAAAACCCGCCTTTCGACGGGTTCATAAAGATTAAGCTTCAGCTGCTAACTTAGCAAAATA